CCTAGCTTCAACATCACACACGAACAATGATGTTCGCAAAATATTTTTCACAGACGATGGAATGGTCGGATATAATTTTGAAGCTAGTGGAAGTCACGACCGCGCTTGGGCGATAGGGATGCGGAAAATTCCATTCGCAGATGAAAATATTCAAAGCTGGGACAATGCAGTTAATCTTGAACGGTATATGGTCAAGGTTGGCGGCGCTGTTAGCGGGCTTACCACTAACACAGATGAATACAGTAGCAGTGACTCAGCAGTAAAC